GTGCTGTTGTCACTGGTTGATGGAGTTGGCAGAACAGGACTGCTAGAGAACGTCTTAACGCCAGCAATCGTCTGATTTCCGGTCGTGTACACCCCGTTAGTCACAGTTCCAGCATTTCCGCTGACATTTCCGGTCACATTACCGGTGACATTCCCAGTGACATTACCGGTGACGTTCCCAACAAATCCAGCAGAGGTAAATGTACCGACAGATGACCCGTTGGCAGCAACTCCGATCTGGTTGCCAGCAGCAGAATAAAAACCTGTATCGGTATCACCGTTGAACGTCCAGCTAGGCGCAGCAGCAGTTCCAGCCGGGGCAATGTACTTGTCCTGGGAGCCGTTCTGCCACTCTTTCAGATCAGCCATCAACTGCCGGATGGCATTGTTGATATTCGCAGGGGAGCAACCTTCTGCGATGTTGATCGAATTGATGTCTGTGTTGAGGTCTGGATTAGTGTCGAACTCTGAGATCTTTGTCTTTGCCATTATTCCACCTCAACTTGAGGAGTCAGAAGCCCACGCATTGCGGCAGGCACGTTAAAGTATGTCGCAGGCTCTCTGCCAACTGGCCTACCCATCAGAATCTGCGAGATCAATTCATCAACCTTGCTCTGCATTCTAGCGCCAGCCATCTCTCTAGCAGCAGCACCCATTGCAGGCACAGCAACAGCGCCAGTAGTACCACCAAGCGCATACCCTGCGCCCGTAGCAATACCACCAGAAATTACGCCAGTCGGTGACAATTTGCCGAAGTAACGCAAGACATTGTCAACAGGACCACCACGTGCAACGTCTTTGATCAATTCCTGCTCTTCTTTAGTAAACCTTCTGAGTTTGGTTTGATTGTTAGCAAGCTGTCTAAATTGCACTCGAATGGAGTTCTCCATTCCAGACTGGCTATATTGCGCCGCACTATTTTGTGCGCGCTCAAGCAAAGTCTCAATTTCTTGACCCTTGGCTGCCCTGCTGTAAAGCCCACGAGCTTCTTTCAGAGCATCAATTGCCATTTGCCGAGAGGGGCCAGCACCAGCCACAAGATCAGCGTCTTGCAAGTTCTCAACAAAATCATCCATCTTGTTCAGAATAGCCATGCCCATTTTGCTTTCTGAACGATCACGAGATGCCGCAACATTCCCAGCCGCACGGCGCAATCTCTCCAGTCTTTCAAGCGTCAACGGAGTTTGTGCTTGCTGTCCGAACTCATCCAAAAATGCGGCTACAGCGGGTTGAGATCGAGGCAAGTACCCAAGGCTATCAACAGACTTAAAAATGTCTTGCGCGGCTTTCTGGAGGCTTTGTGGGGCAATGATTGCACCAGCCTGCTCGGACCGTTGATAGGATGCTGCTGCCGCCTGTTTCATTGCTTCAGGAGTCGGCACGATCTCTCGTTGACCCCTGCCTGCGCCAACAGCACCAGATGCGACAATGGAAGCAATTTGTCCAGCAACATCGCTATCAGTTACGTCTGCCACTGCCTCACCCGTAGCAGGACCGACAGCACCAGCAACAATCTGCTGACCAGGACGAGCAGCCATCTGTCCAGCCACAGCCCTTCCAGTCGGGGTAACAGCCGTCTGTGCCATCCTAGCCATCCCGGGGATCGTTCCAATAGCACCAGCAGCACCGCCACCAGCAGCAGTCATCATCTGCTCAGGCACAGTCTCAGGCTGAGGCAGACCCATCCGAGTCGCCAATCCACCAATGGCTTGCATTGGCGTTGGAATTTGCATGGATTGAGGTGCAGCAAGGTTATAAAGCTGCGTAGCAGCCTCAGCAGCAGGAACCGCCAAGGCTCCAGCGGCCATACCAGGAGGACCAAACGGAGCGCCCATCGCAGCGCCTACAGCAACCGGAGCAGCGCCACGAGCAACAAGCCCTGGAATTCGCGCAGCGCGTTCCTCTATTGGTCTTCCTGCTGTCAGATAATCAAGCGCCTGCGTAGAGGAATAGCCCTCTTTCATGGCTGTCGTAATGTCGTCAGCGCGGATTCCGCTTTGCACTAGGAACTTGACGATTTCGTCGTCTTTGTAACCTTGGCCTCGCGCCTCGATAATGCGATCTGACAGACTCTTTGCCATGTCACTTCCCAAAAATGTCGGTCAAAGACTTACGCTTTGCTCCAGCAGGACTAATTACAGACTTTTTAAGGTCTTCTTCAATCGTCTTGTTTTTACCGTAATCCAACTGATAGCCCTCATACAAACCAGAGATGGCCTCATTGGTAGCACGGCTCAGAATATCCAATTGCTCCCGAAGTTGATCGACCGTTTGCGCTTGATCCAGCGCGGCTTTTAGGTTTTCAAACCTTGCGCCCTCTCGCTCAGTCAAAGAACCAACGCCTGAACCAGTCGGGGATTGCTGACGAAGATTGACGATACCAGCAATAAAGTTGCGATTCTTTAGGTTATCAAGCAGCGCCCTAGCATTTGCCGCCTGAGTCCCAGGGATAGCACTTAGAGCAGTACCACCGAATCCAGTCGCAGACGCAAGACCGGGATGGCTACGAACTTGCTCGACAGCATCTTTTAAGTCGCGCAGATCTTTGATCGCAGAGCGAGCGGCAGATACGACTTTTGGTTGTGCAACTTCCAACTCAGTGCGGAACTTAAGCGGAACACTTTGATTTCTAACAGTCGGCACAAAACCTTCCTGCTGCGGTTGTGCTCCGGTAACAGGTTGAGCAACTTCTGGTTGAGCGGCAACCGGTGCTTGAGGTTGAGCAGCAGGAGCAGCAGCAGCGGCTTGCAATGGTTGACCACCAGCAAGCGCAACAATGTTTCTGGTCAGATCAATACCAGTTTCTGCTTTCAACGTTTCGGCTTTAATTTGCAAATCAGCCAATGCAGCAGGAGACGGACGCTGTTGGAACTCAAGAACCTGACCAAGCTGTTGAGGGCTTAGGTTTTGTGTCTTGACACCAGGGAATTGAACCGAGGCATACAAAGAACCAAGTTCAGACAGCTTCGGAATATCCTCTCTGTTATACACCGCACGAGTGGCGCCTGTTCGTTTATCGATCTGAACAATGTCGCTACCAGAAGATTTATACTCAAAAACATCCTGCGGCTGCATGATCTTGATGCGTTTCTCAAGAGCATTTACAACCTTCTCAAAATCAGCAGGAGGGAGATATGAAGACAGTTGAGACAGTGCTTGTTGATTGATTGCAGGCTGGTTGAGAGTGCCGCCTTCTGCCGATTGGATTAGAGCGGCCAACGGATCAGCCGCCTGTGCACCAGTAGTGAGTGCTTGCTGACGCTCAGTTGTTACCAATTGAGGCATGACCTGTCGCACAAGTTCCTGCTGCTGGCGCAGCCTTTGTGCTTCTTGCATCTTCTGCATAGCACCTGCTTGGCTGATCTGCTGGTTGACAGCGTTCTGATACATCTGCTGACCAGCCATCAACCCAGAACCCAATGCCTGACCGATATTCGTGCGAGTCCTGCTAGGACCACCCGCTTGCAACAGACCCGCAGCAAGACCTAAGAGTCCCTGCTGCCTAGCCTGCTGCTGTAAGTTTTCGTCTCCCAACAGCCCAAGAACGGGATTGGCGGGAAACAGCCGATCAAGCAATCCATCCATTACATTCTCCTAGCGGGACGATACTCGCCTACACTGTATCCAGGCATCATCCGTTCAAACAGCAACCCAGGTACATCGAATGCACCCAGTTGTTGCTCCTCGTCCTGTCGCATGAACTCCAACGGACCTACAACACGTTGAGAGATGGGTACAGGTTGGAAGGCAATGTTTACAGGTTTGGCCTGAGACGGTTGTATTGGTGCTGTTTGAGCTTGCTGTGGAGTCATTGCCCCAGCCAATTGCGCCCCAGCCATCAACACAGGTGTAGATGTGGCTTTACCCAATAACCCAGACATTGCAGACGCAGGAGCAGCAGCCAATTGAGTCTCAGCAGCCGCCGCCGGGATGAATCCACCAGCGGTTGATGCTGCGCCACCACCCAACAATCCAGGGGCTACAGCACCCCCAACACCACCTAAAGTAGCTCCCAAAAGAGCGCCCTTCAGCGGGTCTTTTTTGTTTGTGACAGCGCCAGCAGCAGCGCCAACCATTGCAAGGGTTACTGGATCAGCCATGTTAAGTCCCTTGTGCAGTCATTCCAAGATTCGCTTGTGGCCTGTTGAACGCGCTAATCAGCGCAGCACCACCCAGGGCAGTAGCAGCAGGATTCGTGTATTCCGGGGCAACCTGTTGCGATCCAGCAGGTACGCCCCCGATGAACGACAGATATTGCTGAAGCGCCCTGAACGGAGCTTGCTGTTGATAATTGAACCTGTTGATCTGGTCCTGAACTTCCTGCTGCTGGTACTGTTCACCCATCTGTCCAACCTGCAACAGACGCTGAATGTCGGCATAATCCTGAGATGCAAGAGACGGTGCCAACTGAGCAGCAGCCAGACGAACATTTGCCGCACCTTGTTCAGCACCAGTCAACCCCTGTGCTGCTTGCAACTGAGTATTGAATTGCTGTGCCTGTGTCTGTCCCAATCCACCAGCGGCTGCAAGTTGGTTAATAAGTGCTTGCTGTTGAGCCTGTTGCTGTCGATTGAGCGCAGCTTCTTGGAGTTGGCGCTCCTGCTGATACCCAGCAAACCCAAGACGCTCACCTAGACCGGACAGATTCGCAGCGAGAGATTCAGCAGCGCCTGCCTGGAGTTGTCCCTGTGCAGCAGATCCAAACCGACCAGCACGAGATGCTTGAGATTGAATGTTCTGAATCTGTTGTTGGAACTGGCTAGTGATCGGGCGGGAAGCAGCCTCAAAAGTTGCTTGTAGAAATGGGTTCATTCCAAGAAACGCGCCACCAGCAGTTTGATCTGCTTGAACCTGACCGGCTCTCCCGTAGATGTCCTGATACATCCCAGGAGCGGCACCCTGTCCGGCTTGTCCGTAGATGTTGCCGAACATACTTCCAGCAGGAGCTTGGAAACCCGTAGCAGCCCCCACAGCACCCTGTGCGCCTGACACCAGCGGAGATCCAGCCTGCGCCCTTTGTGCGGCCATTTCCATAGCCTGCTGGGTATACTGAGACGGTCCTACAAAAGTTTGACCGCCGTAATACTGCGGCACATATCCTGCCTTCATTTCACCCGTAGCAGGATCTCGATATTGCAACTGTCCGGTCTGAAACAGGCTCTGAGCGCCGGACAAACCCTGCTCGACAAACGGAACAAGCCTAGGATCAATGCGGTTTTCGGTCTGGGTTGTACCCGATCTGCTACCCATTAGACACCTCTTTCACCCATTTTACGGGCTTAAATCCATATTTTTCAGCCATTTTTGACCATCCCGGCCGATTTGACTCAAACGTGATTCTACGCGCACCACCCGATTTAGCAATTTCCTCTGCATGACGGAAACCTTCTTGCATCAGAAACTTTCCATATCCTGCCCAAATATGCACAGAATCGCCAACCGGCTGCAAAACACCAAACCCTACCGGAACACCATCCTCTACCATCAACCACAACATTGACTTACACGTATAGCAGTCAACGTATATATCCTCGGGTATCCAAGGCTCAGAACTCGCCTCTTTTACTTCCAATAAACCTTGCCGCACATAATCCCAGACCGATCTGAGACTGTTTGACTCGACAAACACTCTATCCAAGAATCACATACCTATATGTTTTGTCTGCCGTACTGTTTGCAAAATGATTGACGGTTGCCTGACCTTGCGTCTGGTTCGATGTGTACACATCAGACGTTGAAGATTCAGACACCATGTTGATAGTAGCAATTACGGATGGAGTTGCTGGTCTTGTTGGGCTGGTCTGTGTTGGCAACTGCTCTAACGTGACAGATATGTTAGTTGTCGCCCACATTATTTCAACGTAATCGTTCGCAACAAGATCAATATAAAAATTCAACGCAGCAATCAAGTGACCGTTGATAGACCCGTGTTTATTAGGAACGGAATATCTGCTATTACTGTTGGCAATGTCTGTGCCGTTTTTTCTGAACCAAATATCTACGTCTTGAATCTGAGAGTCAGCGTTTGCGAATTGTGCGCTGAACTGGAGATCGTAAATTCCAGGGCTTTTGACATTGATGCGAGAGTTATTGCTGACGGTCACTCCATTGCTGAAGTCCGTCGTGCCAAACTTCATTGCATAGGCATCTACCGTCGTCGTCGCAGACTGGTCTGTGGAGTCCTGAAACGCTCCGTAGGGGATGTCATCCGCAGCAGCAGCAGCAGAGTATGGCGCGAACAGGATGATGCTGTCTTCGCTGATCCGCTCATCGAATAACGTCGTGCTGGTTGCGTTACCCGTAGCAAGGGTGATCAGACCGACAGAGTTGATCTTCCCGTCAAGGATGCGGTTGACGATTTCGGACACATCCCGAGGCGTCCCACCCTGCTGTGGAAGTCTACGAAACATCAGCGACCACCGACAGTCTTGATGTCAACATCGACACCGACAGCAGTGTTCCAAGTTCCAGTGGGAGTCAGTGACACCCGATGATACTTTCCTCTCGACCTCAATGGGATGCGATTCTCGCTATCAGCAGCAACAGCAGTGGAATAGCTTAAATTGCCGTCCAGACGGTATCGAGACGCAACTTGAACTGTGGCAGACCCATTGTCCACGATGGGTCTAGCAAGCGTCAGGATCGTCTCTGTGTTTTCGGCTTCTATATCACCAGAAGTCAGAACAGCGGTTTGATTGGCACCACCAAATGTCACCAGACGGCTTGCCGTAACACCACCGAGCACCAACTTGCCGCCAGCCCATAGCCGGGAATCAAGGGATTCTGGCAGAGCATCCAGGCTTGCTGAGACATTTGCAAGCTGCTCCAGCGTATAACTGGCAGTGGCAAGTGTTGAAACATAATCAGCGGTCGTTTGTCCATGACTCCATTTGTCCACAGCGTAGTTGTAAATCAACACCTTCTGGACGTTGAAAATATCCCGGAAGCACCAGACCACTACCTTGTTCACCGGATCAACAGCAGCAGACATCTTGTCGAACTGTGCAGGATCGGCGTTAGCATAAAACCACCGATCAACCACCTCATTCCCGATTGGCTTGACCGTCTGCCCATCCGTCACAAAGAACCCATCATCGCTCAAGAAGTAGGTCAGAGGACCACTCTGCACCACAGAACGAGACTCATAACAGCCTAAATTCCTAACGATAACATCAAACTGAAAGAAGAGCGGAGATCCGATGTAAGTCATCCGCGCAATCGCTCGTTCCAACAGGACGACACCAAACTCACCACCCGTCAGACCACGGATCTCACCGCCATCAGGTATCACCTGGGAGTCAGATTGACTACCAGCACCAGGAGTCCAGTCTGTCTCGTCGTTAATGTCAGACCAATATATCGTCGAAATCTCGCTTGCAGTCTTGGCAGCAACTACGAAATCACGGACAACCGTCACAAACTGAGCAGTGGGAGCAGCAGCAGCAACATCCGCGAATGCAGTGCTTGAACCCATGTCCCACGCTTGGATCTTGTCTATCCCATTAGCAGCCAGTACAACAGAACCAAACTGTGCAGTAGTCCAGAGTGTCGTCGTAGAGTAAGCAGAAGCGGTCCGACTTACGTCATCCATAGACGAGTCAGTAGGATCGAACTTAAACAGCTTTGTAGAGCCTGCACCGAACAGGGTGGTGGTTGTACCCAATCTCCCGACAAAACTCGTCAGAAGGCTTTCTGATGCAGTTGAGGACAAGTTGGCATTGGATGGCAGAGGACCATAGCCCATAGCGACCGGAAGACAGTTAAGCGCCTCGGTCAATCCTCCGGCGACTCCGGGTCTATCAGGTGTCCACTTGCCAAATGCGATTCTCATTGGACGGTCCAGTTATTCGATTGCGTTGACTTGTCGGTCCAAACATTTGAATCAATTGATGTTTCAGACCAGATATTACTTCCAGAAGCGTTTTCAGTCCATGCGTTTCCACCCGGAACAGAGTCGGCCCAAGTGTTAGCTCCCTCATCCGGGATTGACCATACGCCCAACAACGAAACAGACCCCAACTGCGTTGTGCCCTGCAACCCAGACACATCGATGTAGTTGTTCGTTTCTAGGGTAATCGTGCCAAGCGCAGTCGTCCCCTGTACCCCAGTGACAGGAATGACAACCAGAATTCTGACTGTACCCGTTTGCCCTGTAGCTTGTACTCCGGTCGTAACGACAACAGCATCAGCAGTGACGGTGACAGATCCAACTTGCCCAACAGCAGAAACACCTGTTAGCGCAGTGTTTGCCTTTGCGACAACAGTCTCGTTTCCGAGCGTTCCTGTCGCTGACACACCAGTCAGAGATACGTTTACCCCTTGATTCTGGATTACAGTGACAGAACCAATTGATCCGGTTGCGGAGACTCCAGTAAGAGATACGTTTACACCCTGACCAGCAGAGACAGTAACCGATCCTAGTGCACCAGTTGCACTAACTCCTGTGGCAGCAACTACTGCTTTGCCTGATACAGATACGGAACCAAGTTGCCCAGAAGCCGATACGCCCGTGACCGGAACTATCTTTGCAATTTGTACGGTAACGCTACCAAGTTGTCCGGTCGCAAATACTCCGGTCAAAACAACATTGGCTTTTCCAGTAACATTTACGTTACCAATTTGACCTGTGGCAAAGACTCCGGTAACTGGAACTGGTGTAACTAGCGCAACCGTAACCGTCCCAAGATTACCAGTTGCAGAAACTCCGGTGACGTTAACAGTAACGCCACCACCACCCGGAGCCTCAAACCTCCATCCGAGGCTTCCGTTATTGGTTGAGTTTGAACCAGCGTACCAAGTCATAGCGGATATGCTCTCACACCTGTAATGGTGAGATAGTCTACCGATATATCACCACCTCCGGTATGAACCAGAGTTGCTGGAGAACTGGCTGAAGTCCCCTGAACCGTCAGCACCCGCCCTGCCTCGCCTGCCGCCGTCCACTGAGATACGCGCTGGGTGGTCGTGCCTAGGGTGATGTTGGTCGCGCCGGTTGCTTTATAAGTATTAGTAATGTCCTTGAAGGTGTTGTTGCCGACGATCGTCAGAGTGCCAGCACCGCCTTGGTTGAGGGTGATGTTGGTGTAGGCGATGCCGCCGCCACGAAAATTTTTAGCAGAACCAGAGGTTAGGCTGATCGTGCCTGTGCCTGTAACGGTAAGCCCAGTTGAGGTTACGTTCCAAACGTCAGCTGACCCGGAGAGAGTCCATGTTCCAGATCCTATAGCAACAGTTCTTGTATTAGATCCACTTGAAGTTACATCTGGTGTTGTGACATTGTAAGAACCTGCATCAAAAGTTCCAGTTGTTATTATTAACGACTGAGAACTACCGATTGCGTCTTGTAATGTTACAGATCCAGAAGGACTATTTGTAGTTATTGTTTGTGCAAACGATTTTCCGGCGCTGGTAATGGTTTGACTTCCTCTTCCAGAAAAAATGAACCCACCACCCCCGCTCATTGTCGTTCCGGTGCCATTTATCCAATTTCCATATACGTTGACTGTTGCACTAGACGCCAAGGTCATCGTGTTGCCGGTACGCGCCGACATATCTATCGTGCCGATGTTGTAGGCTGCGTTGATTGTCGTCGTAGCACCTGTACCGGGGCTGGTCGATTCAAAGATGCAGGTATCTTGGGCCAGAGGGAAGTTGTTGACAGACGGAGAACCCCCGCTCGATGTGGCCCAAGCCGTAGCAGACCAGTTGTTGTTTCCGGCGAGGTTCCAATACTTGTTCGCTGCTGCTGTAAACGTAATCCCGCTGTTCCCCTTGCAGTCCCCGATCCTCGTACCCGAAGCAGGAGCCGCAGCACCTGCAATTGTGATGTCACGGAAGTCTACGTCGGTCATGCTGACGGCGGGGCAGGTCAGGGTGCGGGTCGTTCCGAGGGTGTCGGAACGGACAAAGTGCCGCATCGTGGCGTTAGTGCCAGCGGAAAGGGTTAGAGTGCCGGTAATGGTTTGGTTGGCGGTGATGGAGATGATCTTCAGGCCAGCAGAGGTGATGCCGGTAAATGACAGGTTATTGAAACTGTTCGCGCCGTTGATGGTAACGGTGCCTGCGGAGGTGCTGGTGAAGGCAACGTTGTAGAAGGTTTGGTTGTTGCCTGTAATTTCAGTGGTACTACTCGTGTAATTAATTTGAGATGTGCCCGCTATAAATGTTAGATTTGCTCTCTGGGTTTCTGTAGAACCAAATCCAGATGTTGTGCCAGTGCCGCTTACTGTAACTGTAGAAGAGCCTAAATCAATAGTTCTAGAATTGTTAAATGCTGATATAAGAAAACTTACTGATAAATTATAAATATCGCAGTCAAACAACCCATTTGTTATGGACAAGGTATTGGACCCAGTATTCAATGCGCTACCCAGCGCCCATTCGCACCCGACGCCGTTAACCGTAATCGCAGAAGCAAGCGCCACGCCATTAGTCGTCAGCGTTTTGCCTGACGTTGATCCAGTCAACGTGATTTGACCGTTATAAGTTCTCGTCAAACCCGTTGCAGGCAGCGTCACGTTGCCATGAATGCCATCAATTGTAGTCGATCCGGCCAGCGTCACGTTTCCTGATGCTGGGCCAGCGATAGTCAAAGCCTTCATCCGAATCCCGCCGGTCACGGCGTTCACCGTAGCGGTGTATGCGGTTGCGTTAGAAGCCGAATCAAACACCACATCGTCATGGCTTCTTGGAACAGCTGCACCCGATGCACCCCCAGAAGACGTAGACCATCTTGCAGTGTCTGACCAGTTGCCGGTTCCACCAACCCAGTAGCGGGTAGAGTCTGCGGGTTTTGCAGTGCGATAGACCGGTGCAGCGGCTGTTCCAGTGCTGTTTGCTCCAGCATAGAACTCTCCGGGGCTTGTAGCAGCAAACCCAATGCTACCCATTGCAAGGTAGTCAATGCCAGAAGTACAAGCTCCGGCGAGGAGATGGGCAGTCCCTGTGCCGGTCAGGGTGACGACATTACCCGCCGTTCCTGTCACGGTCCACGCACCGAAAGTCTGGGTGGTTGTACCAAGCGCAATGGTGTGCGCGACAGTCTTAGTGCTGGCAAGCTCGGTAAATTGGTTATTGTCAGTTATGGTCAGGGTAGATGTGCCAGTCGCACCGCCGATGGTGAGTTTGTTATAGGAGAGAATTCCACCGTTAAATGTACGGGCAGAAGTGCTGGTGTCAGACAGAACAATGTTTGCGGTGCCTTTGTAAAAAGTAAAAAATGCGGTATTAAAGCCGCCGTCTCCCCAAATATTACCTGTACCAGATACTGTCCACGTTCCTGACCCCATTTTTAATGTTCTTGCCCCGGTGAAACCAGATATAAACGTCAGCCCTACTTGACCTGTTGTTACATTATATGTAACAGCATCAAATGTTCCACTCCATATTTCTAAACGTCTATCAGAAATTGTCGAAAAAGCATCTGCCAATTGAGCCGTTCCCGTCACGCAATCAATCCTCACCGGGCAACCAAACTGTACACCGTTGCTAGTAATAGTCTGCGTTCCACGCTTGGCAAATGTAATCGTGCCTGTCGTGCTTGAAGAAGTAACCCCTGTTCCAAACTTCCAGTCACCATACACAAATGGCAAATTGGTGCTTGTCGTCAACGTCATCGCACTTGTTCGTGCAGATGCATCAAACGTCCCGATATTCCACGCTGCATTGATTGTGATCGTCCCCGTCACGCTACCAGTGTTATCAAACACCGCCGTATCTTGTGCAAGCGGGAAGTTGTTGGTTGCAGGAGAGCCGCCAGAAGATGTGGCCCATCCGTCAGCACTCCAGTTCTGAGCACCAGCAAGGTTCCAGTACACAGTCTTCGGAGCAGGGAACGTGATCCCTGAGTTCCCACCACAGTCTCCTGCGCGAGTCGGAGATGATCCGGCAGCAGTACCGGCTATCGTGATGTCCCTGAAGTCGCAGTCAGTAGCGGATAGGGTGCCAACGGTCAGGGTGCGGGTAGTGCCGAGGGTGTTAGACTGGACAAAGATGCGGCGGACTGGAGAGGCTCCGGCGACGGTGAGTGTGCCGGTGATGGTTTGGTTGCTTTGAGAAGAAACCTGAGTTAGTCCAGCCGATGCCGGGGCTGTAAAAGTCAAGTTGTTGTATGTATTACTGACAGTTATTGTGTGAGTTACGGCTGATGTTCCTGTGTATGAAACATTGTAAAAAACTTTTTGACCTCCAGCAAAACTGCTATTTGAAATTGAAGTCAGGTTTATTTGTGATGTTCCGGCATTAAAAGTAAATGTATTATTTAAGCTAAATGTTATGGGGCTTGTGCCACTTAACGTAACTGTGCTACTTCCTAAAGTTATTTCTGATACGTTTGTCGTTGCAGCAGAAAAAGAGCCAGCAGTGACGTTGTAGTTTTTAGTGTCAAACGTGCCGTTGGTGACGGTGAGGGTGTTTGAGCCAACACTTAGCGCATCAGCAAGCTCAACTGTGCCGCCGTAGGTATCTACAACAATGCCTATTGACATTGTTTTCCCGGCGCTTGTAATAGTTTGTGTATTTCTTCCAGAAAATATAGGAGCGCTCCCACTTACAGTTGGGCCGCTTCCGTTTATCCAATTACCGTACACAATAAAAGCGCCAGCAGACACATTCAAAGTCATCGCATTTGTTCGCGTAGACATTGTGATCGTACCTGTATACGGCACAGCGTTATCCAGCGACACCGTAGCAGACGTATTTAGCCCCGTGTTCTCAATAACGGCAGTGTCCTGAGCGAGCGGGAAGTTGTCCGTGCTGACAGCGCCGCCAGATGATGCCGCCCAAGCATTTGCAGACCAGTTTCCACCTACGGCAAGGTTCCAATACACCGTCTTTGGTGTAGATGCAGTGATCCCTCTGATGCCGCGCAAGTCACCAATGCGAGTGCCAGAGATCGGAGCAGCAGTGCCAATAACGTAGATGTCTCGGAAGTCAGCGTCGGTCAGGCTTGGTGCGCTGTTGATGGTGAGGGTTTGGGCAATGCCGTATGTGACCCCACGGAACCAAACACGGCGGTTTCCTGCTGTGCCGGTGGTTGACAAGGTGCCGTTGATGGTTTGACGGGCTTGAAACGTAACCTGACGAATACCAGCAGTGTTTGGAGCGGTAATGCTTAAATTATTAAATGTATTAATTGCTTCAAACGAATGAGTCCCAACAGGTGTTGCTGTAAAAGAAACATTATAAAATGTCACGCCTTGTGAAGTTGCGGGACCGCCTGTAAATGTTGCGCCAGTCGATGAACATACTATTGTAGATGTTCCAGCATTAAAAGTTAGGTTTGTATTTGTCCCAAAAGATATAGGGGCGGTACTACTCAACGTCACCGTAGACGATCCAAGATTTATCGTGCGGGTGTTGCTGTTGCTGGAGGATAGTTGAGTTGCGGTGACGGCATTATTGTTGGTAGTGAATGTGCCAGCCGTTAAAGTAATCGCCCCAGAACAGGTTAACGTACCACCAAGACTCAATGTCGCAGCAGCAGCATTGATCGTTACCGAAATTACCGATGCGTTGTAATTGGTTGTAATAGTCGGAGAGCCGGAGTTTCCGTCAATCGTTACATCATCAGACGCACCCGGAACACTTGCGCCACCGGCCCCGCCAGACGTGGCAGACCAGTTAGTTGTGTTTGTTGTGCTCCAAGTGCCAGAGCCGCCAACCCAAAAACGTGCGGCCATGGCTAAGCCTTTACATACTTAACGCCGTCGATCTCAATAAACTCTGGCTCAGGCTCAGGAACAGGAGGCGCAGTCACAACAGCAATCCAGTTGTCGCGGCGCTGCTCTTTCATGGTTTGAATCTCTGCTTCCGTAAACGTGTGATCGTCCGGAAGGTGCAGAGCGTCAGCAAATTTGCCATGAGGAGTTTCAAATTCAAAGTCAATCTTCATGGCAAATCACCTTATGCAATACGAATGATGGCGTTAGACGCATCCGCAGTCGGGAACTGGACAACAAAGTCACCACTGGTCGAGGTCTTGTCAGACCCAAAGTCCAATACAGCGATGGCTCGATTAGACTTGCTGCTGTTGTAAATTAACGCGCCACGCGCAGTAATAGATGCACTCGACCACGTAGAGTCTGAAAAGTCTACAAACGCAGTCGTACCACTAGAGCTAATCGTGGCCCCCGCGAGCGTGTTTCCACCCGTGGTGTATCCAGACCCACTGGCGACCTCGTTCGTGCTGCTGTAGGTCGTCGTAGTGGCATCCAGCGTAGCCGATGAAGTGTACAGAGCGATCTTGAGAGTGTCTGTATCCAGATCGTGAGTGCCACCAAGAAGTTCAGTTTTGAAGCTGGTGCACATTGCTTGGGTGATAGGCATTTCTTACCTCTTTGCGAGAGTCATTACCATAGGATTACCGCTGTACTCTCCACCGTCATCCGACTTGGTAAGATCATCCAGCGCCCGAGAATACAACCCAGCCCATACCGCAAGCCTTGCGTCATTCATCAGGTAAGGCTCGGCTTCCGACAGAGATCCATACAACAGCAGATCAGGGCAGGTTGTCATGAATGCATTCGTACTGGTGCTGTCACTCAAAAATGTTGGCGCAGCATAGTACAGCATATAAACCGTGTAATTCGTATCTGGGACCGGAGCCAACTGGATCTCGTCCGACAAAATCGTGTAGTTATTTGGCTTGCCTGATTCCTGAGTCCTGGCGTTTCTGGTAAACGTAGACGGGGACAGATAGTTCAGCGGCTGCTCTGGATTGGTATCCAGGTAGAGATTACGCATCTCGATGAAGTCAGTCGGCAACCCAACAGTGCTATCACCACCGGTTGCAGACGTATAGGCTAGTTTCAACATCTGCCGAATACGCAGATTGCGACGAAGCCTAACCTCTGCCAGCCGGATAAAGTCAGGAATCTGGCTAGTGAGATCGCTTCTTGCGAGATAGCTTGCGATCGTGCTTTTGAGATCGCTGTACGTTGCTAGGGCCATTTATGTCATCCCAGCCATAAGTTTTAACCCCGATATGCCCAATGTGCATAGACAAATCGTGGTCAACAAACACAGGAACATCATTCTCAAGACACCTGACGCAGAACGTCACATCCTCGCCAATGACATTTCCATGATCCGTCCAGATAATGTCATGCCAAGGTTTCGGTATCTTTTTGAATACTTCCGACCTCACAAGTGTAACACCGAACCCCACAGCGGTCACTTGTTCGATCCCAGACTTGCCCCGGCTCTCAATCTTCGTCCAGACCTGTTTAACGGCCCCAGGATCGCTTTTGTCGATCTTTAGGTTCATTGCCGTTGGCATAATCGGTTCGCGCCTTGTAGTGGCGTTTACGCCGATTAGCGGGACATCCCTTGCAAGCAGTATCTCAACAGTGTCTGCCGGAAACCGCATATCGCTGTCAATCCATAAGACAGCGTCTGCACCCCATTCCATAGCCTCGTCAGCAAGTTTTTCTCTCTGAGTGAAAATTAGTGTTCCTGGCATCTGCAAAAGCTGGATCTCATTCCTTCCACGCTTTGCCTCATACGCACAGAGTCGAGCCAGATCAAAAGCAAACCCCGCCAGCACATTGTCCCGGCAGGGCACACAGATCGCAATCTTCATCCTACCCCCTTAGACGCTACCAGGGTACGTTCTCCACACCCTGTTGTCAGGATCATTCAGCCACTGTTTGAACGCTCTTTCATCCTGTACCGCAAACCCACGCATGATTTTTTTCTTATTCAGATCGTCAATCACCGTAAAAGGTAATCGAGCGACATGAGTCATGACGTTATCGATCTTTCGGGTTGCGTTGTCAACTTGGATTTTGTTCGCTTCGATAATGTGAGAAACGTCCTGCTTAGTTTCCAGGACGACAACATCATCCAGCTTATGCGCTATCGTGTAGCGCCCCTCACCAACCGAAAATAGTTCTGACATATTAGGGGAGGGAGGCAGGTTTCCCCACCTCCCTCTTTACTTACAGAGCCGGGTTCAGGTCAGCCACGATTCCATGAGCCGCCTCATTCCGCATTTCCAGCGTGAACTCAGCAATAAGCTGGGTCTTCTCGCTGTCACCGGTACGAGCCAGATCATTCGTCGCAAACGGACGCAGATATGCAACCGCTGCATACTCAGGATCAAGCAGCAGTGCGTCACGGGTACGCATGAACCGATCCGGAGTTACAGACAGAGTGCCGAAATCGCTCATATACACATCCGCAGCGCCGATAATGGTCGTCGGCTGATCGCCGGGAGCCATGTAACGCTGAGCCGCGATACCAGCAAAGCTGGAAACCTTCTGCTTCAGACCGCTGTTAACAACCAGCAGCTTCGGATTTCCACCCGAAACAAACACCTCAGCAACTACATCCTTCAGCAACTGCTCGGTAAAGGTACGGGTAGCACCATCCGAACGGGTCGAAACACCAATCGTCGTGGGATCAGTGCCAGACGTGCCAGCGGAAGAGTTCGTTTTCAGGTACGACAGGATCGCGCCGAGTTTCCGAGCGGTCGTGGAGTTACCAGCAGTCTGACCCTGGTTAGCAGTCAGGATGGTTTCCATGTCGCGCTTGAGTTCTTGCGACGCTTTGCTCAACTGATACGCCTTCTCAGACTTCCGGCCAGCCTTGTTAACAGCCTCAAGGGTGTTAGAAATCTGGATCGTCTTTTGAACGATCTGGCAGTAGTTACCAAGACGGGTCGTCGGGCTGATCGTGGTAGCCGTAGCATCGGCACCTTCAACCGCAGCGTTAGCACTCGTCGCAGCAGCCAGCGAGTCAGTCTGCCACTCGTGATAAACAGCAGTCGCCTTGGTGCGAGCAAGGGTCGAAAGAATCGGGGTTTCGGTCGGGCTGATGTCATAGATGACATCGATAAGATCCTCGCGCTGACCAATCGCGCTATGTGCGGTAAAAGTTGACATTTGAGTTAATCCTACAAGAATCGTTCAAAAATAGCCGCAGCGTCTTTGGCTTTGCCTGACTGCCGCAGCACCTTTCGCTGTGTTTGATACTGTTTCTGCTCAGGTGGCGCACTATTAGCAGCACCCGGCCTCAACATTTTCGGTGCCTCTGTAACCTTTTTGGTTACTTCAGGCTTCCCTTTGACAAGTTTGTCGTATTGGGAAGCCTTCCAAAGCGTCAACACAGCCCTGCTGTCGTATACCTGCGCTAGATCATCATCCGTGAAACCAACTTGTTTCGCATAGTCCCGGATCTCTGTGCGAACAACATTGCCTTTCTGTGGATCTGCGAATTCTGGAATCGCTTGAGCTAGTTTCTGCTGCTCTTCAGCCACCAATTGCTGCAACCTCTGCTGATGCTCGGTTTGTTGCTGTAACGCAAGACGTTGCTTCTCAGCTTGAATCGCATACAACTGTTGCTGACGCTGCTGCTGCTCAGCGACCTTCACCGCATAACCAATCGGATCAGATTCCTTCAGCGCATTCAAATCTTCCTGCGGTTCCTGTTGTTTCAGCACCTGCTCAATCATCTCTAAGCGCTGGGCATACTGGTCACGCAGGGTTTTGGCTTGGTCAACAGCAGCTTTTTCAGCTTCAATCGCCTTACGCTGCTCTGCCAAAGCCTGAGTTTTCTGAGTGTAATCTTTGCCTTGCTGATAGCCTTTAATCAGGTCATCGAGAGTAACCTCAACTTCCTCACCAGCCGCTTTTACACGGTAGCGTGGAGTTTCCTCGACTTCCTGCTCTACAGCTTCAGTCTGCTCAATCTGTTCTTCCTGGGCTTCAGGAGTCGGCTGTTCGCCTTCCTCACCACCCATTAGTCCCATGATTGCCGCAGCGCCAGTATTTACATCCAGCGGAACACTTCCATTCGGATTGGTGTCCATTCAAACCCCTATAAAATCTTCCATCGTTTAGACCTAATCTCAGTCGTTTCGGCTATCGCTTGGAAATGACTATAGATTTGATCTATTGCGCGGATCATTTTATAGGCTGCTTCGCGTTTGTCAATTTCGTCATCGTTGGATGACGTAATTACATCTAAATGTATCTGCCGGACGTAATTTAATTCATTCCGAAATGAATCATCCAGCAATAGATTCCTTGCCCTCTCTGGCGTCATTCTCATCCGGGAATCTCAACATTACGAGTAATGCCAGCGCCAATTTTGGCAGCTTTCAATTGCGCTTCAACCTCAAACTCCTGCTGTTTCAATTGCAACTCAGCAGCAGCCTTTTCCCTGGCAAGTTGAATATCAGCCTGAGCCTTTAGTCTTTGAGTTTCAATCGCAGCCATTGCTTTCTGCTGCTCGATTTGAATCTGCGCCTGAGCTTGGGCCATCATCGCATCCAAAGCCGGATTAGGCTGTGGTTGCTCTGGAGGAGGATTAGAAAGCGCTTGATCCTGTTCTGGTGTGATTTCCTTGAAGAACTCGGTAGAGTCTTTGAACCCTGCCGCCTCAATAAACCGTCCCAGGGTCAACCGATACTGACCGAGACTTACTAGCGGATTAGCAGGCCCGAGCGTCTGAAGAATCTGCTCCTGCTTTGCCAGAACCATCTGGAGCATCGCCATCTGTTCTTGCTTCGTACCAGTCCCAAGACCGACGGAGATCGATAGGTCGTACTGATTTGACCATTCTCTTGGGTCCATCTCGACGAACTTACCGCGCATCCGAATAATGGTCGGCTTATCCTGATACTTGCAGACCAGTTGCAGAATGCCCTTAAACAGGCTTCTAAGGCCCGTCTCAGCGAAGATCCTGGCAATGAGTTCCAGCTTGCCCTGCTGTGCGCTAGTGACCGCAGCAACAGCCGCAGCGGTGACGTTAGCTAAGACGTTAGGATCTAGCCCCTGTTGCGAATCCGACACCCCAGTTCGCTTCTGCTGAACACCGTCGAAATACTCCAGCATCGGGAATGCTTGACCAGCGACGGGGGTAACTTGTAGCGGAACAACAGCAGCAGGATTCTTCAGCCTAACCACGCCACCCGGAGTGACGTTAAGCAGGTCGTCCAGATTGACCTGACCTTCTACAGCACCGACCCGAGCATTGTTCGTGAGATACAGGTTATCCAGCATCTGACGGACGAGCGTGGACTTGATAAGCTGAATGTCCATCGTCCTATCGGCCAAAGACTGACCAAAGAACTTGTGCGGGATCGGGATCGGGCAGATAACATGGAACGGACAATAGTCCGTCTGCTCGTTGCTCAGGATCTCGTTATTGCTGTAGACGATCCTGCGGAACTCAGCAATCCCGTCCTCATCGAAATCCACATAGATATAGCACTCAAACACCTCGATCTCTTGCATGGCAGGATCAAGGCTGTTCTGCTCAAAAGGTTCCTCACCAGGGCTGTATCGCGCAACTTTTTCATCAGTAAAGTCCAGACTGTTGTAGACCGGGAGATTGTCTACGATCTGAGGATCGAACCCCATCTGCAACAGTTCAGTCCTGGGCACCAGAGTCCGGTGCGCCATAAACGGAGCGTCTTGAACCGTTTTAGCCCGTTTGCTGACGATCAACTCTTCGGGAGGTACGTTCTCAATGACGATCTTGCCGTGCTTGTTTTGTTTCCGCACGACAACATTGAAGAACTGAGTCGCCATTACCTGACCGTCTGGACCCTGCATCTCCTGCTCTACAACTTCTTGAGCGACGATCTGGCGAGATCCATCCGACATCAGCAGGACAAGCTCAGTCTCAGAGAGGTTTTGATAAACCTCCTCGATAACGTCAATCTTCTCGTCCCAATAACATTTCACCGTTCCAGTCTTCTGGAGCAGTGCGTCCTTGAACCAGTGATGGAGAATCTGGAATCCAGGGTTTTGCTTGTAGAAAACCCAGTTTGCGTATTCCGTTGCCTGTTTAGCCCCGTCTTCATCTCCGGGACCGGTTGGCTCAAACCGGACAATATCGTCTGAGGCAGTGAATACCCGGATCAACTGAGGCAGCGCACCGTCAATTGCTTCTGCGACCTCACCAGTGACAATCTGGCTGCGCCCCTCTACCTCGTTCCCGTAGGGATTTCGCAGGTAGTAATCCATTGACAGAGCGCGTTCTTCTGTCGTCTCCGTATCCAGATAACCGATAGCGTCATCGATCTCCGAGGATACTATTGCCTTCAGTCGGCCTTCGTCCATTTGTCTGACCTCTTTGTATACGGTCGTTTATCAGGCTGCAATTCTCTGACCTGATTTTCCAGTCGCTCAATCCGATCAGTTAACTCCTTGACAACCTGATCGAACATTCTGCGATCCACAATGTAACCTTGAGGAATAATCATACCACCCACCTCGTGTTATTTTTCAATGGCTTGCCCCAGTCATCGTTCGACATTAAGTCAAGACTCTGGGCCAAATATCTCCACGCATCCGCTGCGTGACTATGCTCGTCGTGCAATGGCGCTCCTGGCTCATTCGTAATCTGGTTAACCGCGCGCCTGTATCGCTTTAAGTGGTTAACCAATTCCATACATTTATCAGCGTCGAAATAAGCCCTCGGGAAGACTTGTCTTGCCAGCCTAATCCCTTCCTCTGGATTACCTCTGGCGAGAACCTCGACATTCCTGCCTAGGCTTTGCATCATCTCCTGAGTAGATTTTCCAGACTTAAAGTCCTTGTGCGCTCCATCGTGCGGAATGTAATCATTACCCCAATTCCACTTTCTATTGCCCAATTCCATTACATAAGAATCTATTGTCCGGTGGCTGTCCTCGATGTAATCAACCACCCTGATCTCTGATGCAACCTTCTGCACACAGATGATTGACATGGAGTCGTTCCAGCCCAAGTCCCAGACGGTATGAACCTTCAGCAGCGGATCAACAGGTACAGCCCGAATCCTGCCCTCTCTTTGTACCGCTTCCATTTCGTTAGCGTATATCGCACCCTCAACCGCAGGACGACACCGACCTTCCCATGTTGTCAGATATCCAGTCGGATCTCTGTCTAGCCAGTCTCTGCGCTCTTTGTCTAGCTCTTCCGGGAACCAAGGATTGTCTGACCAGTTGATCTCACAGACCCAACTCTCAGCAGGTGGACTAGTCACGAACCTTGTGAAGGTCTCATCCGTATCCAGTTCTGGATTGAAGCTGACCCATATCTCTGATCCTGGCTTGCGGATGGTCGGAATGAGAATATCCCAAGACCTTTTACTCACGACCTGGGCCTCTTCCACCCAGCAGATGTCCGTTCCCTCGTAAGACTTCAGATTTGCAACACCTTGTTGACGGATACCTGCAAAGGTGAACTCTGTGCCGTTCCTGCCGAGGATCTTTGTCTCTTGAACCTCGTAAAACTCACCAAGGCTCAGCAACTCGATCTGATCCTTCAGCAGCCTATGTACGGACTCCTGAATGCTTTTCTGCGTCTCTCTGGCACACAGTACCCTGATGGGCTTTGTAGCGCCTAACGCCACAAGAGCTCTGGCAATGGACCAACTTTTACCTGACCCCCTGCCGCCGTGAAGTATCTTGTACCGCTTTGGCTGGAAGACAGGTAAGAGCTTACTCGGAATCTCGACTCTCGTTCGCAATTCCAACGACCTCTAGCACTGTTTGGATTGGACCACCGTTCTGTCCTGTGACCTGAGTCTCAACAGGAATAAGCCTAGCAGCCAGCTTGTAGAACTCTGTTAGATGCTTTGGATCTTCCTGCGCCCATTGCACCATTCTGTTAGTACCACCCAATTGCTCGAACGCCTCAGCAATAGCCTGCTTCATGCTTGAGGTAACTTTGTTTGGACTGCCTTTCGGCCTACCCATCCCAGCGCGAGTCAACTTCTTTTGTTCTATTTTAGATTCCATTCTGACTCCTTTCGGTTGGTCAGTAATCACTTACATCTTTTGTTTATAAGCTCTATAACGCTTTTATCTTTCTCCTGACTCTCAGTCGGAGCGAACAGTGCTCTCGTCCTGTTGTCAGTTAGTCCTGGTTCGCACAAATAGTAAACAGCAATACTATTTCGTGTTACCCCAGGTGGACATTTTATCGGATTAGGTAGCCCATGCCAACTTCCACGGGTATCGAATATCACCGCTCTGTTGAAGACCGGCTCAATGGTTTTAACAAGAGTTCTGCTGTCTTTGTACAGACCCAACCCACCACCCCACCTCGGTTCCCAATCTGGAGTAAGGTAAACGATAAGGTTAAGACGGCGTTGTAGATGTAGCTTCGGATGGATGTTGTAATCGAGGTGAACATTCAACTTCCCTCCTGGGCCATGCTGATGTAGCCCACCACCATGTAAACCGATGTCCGGTGTTAGTTCGAAATCTACTAACCGCTCCAGGAATGCCGTGAACTCTGGGCTAAGTAGATGATTAAATGTCTTGTAGAGGTTGGGACCAAACTTGTGCCAGTCGTTGCACGTCTGCTTGATCTCTAGCGGATTGTTATACCTGATCCAACACGGATCACTTGGATCTGGGAACTCTGCTGCGATTTCGTATGGCAGTGCGAAGAAGTCATCTATTACGCAGTGCCAAAAGGGACTGTAGTCTGCTATCACTTCTTGTTTCGTTCGCTGATAGCCTTTGCTTTGGACTTTGCGTCTGCCTTGCTAGATGCGCCCCAAGCACGAAGCGACAGCAGCAGACGAGTGGGCTTACCGTCCTTGTACTCTGGCCCAGGCATATTGCCCATCCTCGCCAGAAACGATGCCCTGCGCGGATTGTCACCTGACTTAACAGGAGGCTTCAAGTCTGAGCCAGGGTTTTGCCGCTCATAAGACTTGCGGCCAGCCTCATTCAGCCCACCTTTTGGGTTTTTCCCTGCCTTGCGAGTCCAGGCCGCGGTCATTTCTTCGGCAACTTAGGAGCGTTGTTCTTAGCCGGTTTGGGCTTCTTTTTGTAGTTCGGTTGATTGGTCGTACCCATCTCAATCATCCTCTTCCAAAAGTTTAGCCATCTTCAGCATAATCTTGTGACCCTCAGTCATGCCTTTGACCGGACCACCAGCCAACCAGCGGTCACAAACATAGTCCTCGGAGCAACGAAAGTCCCAGCGCGCGCAATAGCCAATGTCATCGTCGTCCACAATCTCCTGCATATCTTCTGGCATACCAGAAATCATGCAATCGATCATCTCCGGCGTCTGAATGAACCTAGAGCAGTTTCCGCAGGAATACTCTTCGTCACCCGCCTCTGCGTACTGAGCTTTGCTCTCAGCCTCAGCCTTGTTCCGGTCGTTGACCTTTGAGTCTTGCGTAGCGATAGGACATTCCATCATTTCTTCCTTGCCGCTCTCATATTGTCAACCAAATTAGGATATGGCCTACCGCTGGCCTTAGCCATCGCTTTTGCAGACTTCTTCTCTGCCGGACTCAACTTGTCCGGTTTGCCCAGAGACTTCGGTCGCGCCTTGTCCCAGATAGGTTTAGATTTCACATCTTCGCCTTTTTCTTGGCTGGCATCCGGCTGTATGCCTGCTTGGGCGTAGCCTCGATCATCTCTTTGGCTACCTTCTGCGGAACACCCGTCTCTTTTGCGACCTTTTTACTACCGGCCACTGCATACATGAGACGCTGTTGCTGCTTGCTGGTGATAGGCATATCAGTCCTCAACAATGTGTTCCGAGTGTCCAATTCTACCAATTACACCAATTCTTTCAACAAATTGGCAATTTTCACGGTCCAAATGCTTAAACAATCCGTGTTCTATATCGAAGACTTTACCAGATAACCATCGCTGCCAATGCTCGTTTCCAATTTTCTCTAACACAGACTTTAGATACTGCGCTTTTCCTGTTGGAAACCCAAACAAACGAGTCATCAACATACCCTCGGTCCCGACCTGATCCATCGAAAACCCAGTTCTCAGCGGATACCTGAACGTAAACTTTTCTGGGTCGTGAGACTCTGGGCTGAAGTCTTTCAGTTGATATCTTCCTGATAGCTTGTACGTTCGGTCGTACCAATACTGCTGATCCATCATCCGCTGTAAGCACTCGATCTCTATCGCATTCTGGACAAACCCAATCGGCAAGTTTGTCTCGTGCGCCCGATCAATCCATTCTGCTCCCCAAAATCCAACCACCTCGACTCTTTTTGGGATATGGCTCAGAAACGCATCAGAAGGCCGTATGCGCGACGTTTCCGACAAGTGAATGGTTGCCAGCGGATACTGCTTCCAAACGCTTTCAAACGTGTTTAGCAGCTCCCGCAGCCTCCTTTCGTCCTGGTTTACTGCCGACGTGACCAAAAAATTCACTTGCTTCCCCTTGTGCTACTCCACCCTTGTCGCGCAAAGATCTGACCCTTGCCCTGATAGCTTGCGCCACTAAAGTGATCTGGAAGGAAATAGTGCGACGGATAAACCGTAAGATCATGATACTTGTGCTTGTGTATGGTTTCTGTTAACCGTGCCGGGCCCGAGAACTGCCATGCCATTCTATTGTGCGGAGCGTCATTTACTAAGTCTTGGATGATCTGACCTATGAGTGGATGCTGTGGTATTGTTCCCACGATTCCGTTGGCGATGAGTCCCGGTCTAGCGATCTCATTTTCCCAACAAGCAAAGGCATCCGGCTCCAATAACCAGTCCTCCAGAGGCCGAACGCACTCGGAATCCGCATCCATTGCAATCCCGCCGAACTCGTACAGAATCTCCCACCTCATACAATCCGCAACTCCGCAGAGTTCCCGTTCCCAGAAGTGCGCCATATGTTCTGCCAGTCGCCATCCGCGCTTGAGACTGTCGTTGCCCCATACCTGAATTTCGTAGTCCGGATTCATGCGTGACCATGATTCGATCTCCTGTGGTTGGGGCTTGTCGCCCACCCAGACAATATGGATCAGCTTTGGAACCATAAAAAAATCCCCCAGCGATAGGGGGATAACGGGGGGGAGGAGAACCCCCCAATTATCCCTGATCAGTTCGGTTTTGCAAACAGGTAATAGTTCGACTCTACTGCACCAAGTTTCCTCAACCGAGCAGCATCAAACTCAACCTGCTGCTTCCGTGGATACCCTGGGCTGACCCAGACTCCAGGTCGTGAAAAGTGTGGCACGTACATGATTCCCCGATAAGTCCAGACTTTCTGCATTGTTTTCACGCTACATCCTTCACAAAAACGCCGTTAGGCATGAGAAACCCCTTACGATCCTTGATCTGGTGATACGCACCTTCCAGACACTCAACAGGGTCCAACCCTGCCAGAGCGCAGAAGTTGATCAGACAGACCATGACATCCCCAACTGCATCAGCAGTCAGCGCTACATCTTTCTTTGCCAGCGCATCAGCCAGTTCACCCATTTCCGATACAGCTTTTAGGAATTGAGCGGTTGCTGTTGAGTTTGGGATGATCTGCCGATCTCTACTCCATTGGATTACCAGAATGTGCAGTTCATCGAAAGACATTTTTTGCATGATCACTTTCCTGGATTAGCTTGATCCGATTTAACAGCAATTTTCCTTCCGTCAATATACTTAAAATTATTTCCGATGATTTCGTCGCATCTTTCTCCAGAAAAGCCTTCCACAAGTCCCCATTCATCCGATTCAGGGTCAGCCACCCTTCTACCCAGTCGTTGATATTGTTCATTCCAGAGTTTTCTGTTGACACGAAATGCTCTCCGTTGTGTTGAGGTTAACTCTCCGATAGTGTTTGCTGTGTCGTCCTCCATGATTTTTATGAGATTCGTCCGAAAAAAA